TATAATCTATCCATGTAGTAGAGAAGTGCTAGTAAACCAAGACCACAAGTGATGATGGTTACAATGAATATCAAACCCCACAACAACATAGATTCCCAGAACTCTTCGGATCGTTTTCTCTTATCTTCCAGTTCTTTCTTACGTTGAACCCGTATATCTTTCCTAAGGTTTATCAATTCTTGGTAAGCTGAGTAACCCCTAGTGGCTATGATAATCTCTCTTAGTTGGTTCTCAAGATCCTCTGCTTGCTTCCGGGCAACAAAGGTATCTAAAGCTTCCTCATTTGCAGATGAAAAGATACTACTTCTCTTCTTCTCGTGGTTCCCTTTAACCTCATCAATAGCATCGAAGAGACTTCCTAAGTCCTTAGCCAGTGAGGTTATCTCTTTACCGGCTGCCACACCAGCCTTCACAGCACTGAAACTTGCTAGTGCAATACTAATCGGGTCCATCTAACTTACCTCAGGCAATAACAAAATTAACTATCTGACCAGTTGGTTGTCTAAGCTTAGTGTAGTCAGGGCCGTAAGCATAGGGTTTATTCATTTCTATTTTCTGCACTATTTCTGCAGGGCTGAGTTCTTTAGCTTTCTTCTTCAAGGGTTCCTCACCCCTACCATTCTCAAAGACTACATTGGTATGTGTCTGAAATGGCATGTTGGGTAGAGGGAAGTAGGATATAAGTGTGTTGTTTACCATTTGACTTTGTTAGCCCAATATGCTGCACTCATCTTACCCTTCTTAATGTTCTTAGCATGACGGGCTTTGAATGCTTTGTTCCGGGCTGATCCAGCAGGGCTACCCTTCACACCTTGTTGTCCAAATCTAATTATCTTTTCCTTACCACCTTCACATGCTTTGACAACATGAGACTTCTTAGGGTGATTAGGAGTTCTCTTAGGCTTGTTGCACTTCATCTTTGACTTATCTAGTTTAGCCATTACAAGCTGCCCTCCACTTAGCAGAGAAGTTGTCTACCTCTAGGATAGTTTGTGTTGTATCATCCCGTGATACAGTTGGCAGGGGTATGCTACAAACAGCATCAACGGAGTTGATCGTTGTCCCGCAACCTGTCAAGAGCAGCATCCCTATCAGTGTTAACTTCAACTTCATCAATCTTCTCTCTCGTTTCTTTGTAAGCCTTCAGGTTCTGCACCTTCTGTTTCGTCTTCTCTTTCTGGCGTCCAAACTGAATCGCCCCAAAGAGCACCACTAAGACACCTAAGGCACCTGCCACAAGGCGTTGTACTCGTGAGCCAACAATCAGGTTGAATAGCCACATCTTATTCCCCTGTTGGTCTAGCCATAGGGCGTAGAGATGTTTGAGGTGCTAGTCGTGAAGGAATATCTAAGGCTTGTTGTACAACAGAACCTTCTATCTCTTCAATCATTTGCAGTAATTCAGCATCACTAAGTTTCTTAAAGCCATCCCAAGTAGACTTTAGTTTAGCAATTTGCCGTGGCTTACTCTTGTTTTTTATCACATGGTTTGCATGGTTCAGAAACATAATATCCTGAGTTCTCTGATCAAACACAGTAGACTCATCAAGACCCATTCGTTCTGCCACCTCTTTAAGAGTAGTCCCTACAAACTGGTATCGACCCATTGGAGTTGCTGTTACATCTTCGGGGTTTACTCTCTTAACATACTGTCCATAGGGGCCAGATGGATTAGAGAACTCGTACAATTCTCCAAGAGTTTTTGTAGATACATCATAACCCTTAAAGGCAGTGTCTTTTCTTTCTGCATTATTGAACAGAGATGAGTAACCACCTAGACCTGCTTCTTTTCTATCAATCAATCCAGCAGATATAGGGGCTGTATCTTCTATTACAGGGATAACATCTTCGATAGTAGGATCTAAAGCACTTCTAGCTTCTTGTGCTATGTCCTCAGCCTCAAGAGTTTCTAAGACACCTTCAACAGCTTCGGCAATTCGACCACCACTAAACAAGTCTGTGGCTGACTGATACTTAGTTGCTAAAGAATTTAAGTTTTGTAGTTTTCCATCTATCATACGAAGATTGCTTACAAGTTTTAGAGTACTTCCAAACCTAGTTGTAATAATATTCTCAAGGTTACTTCCCTGAAGTATTTGATTACGACTTTGTTCAGGCAGTTTCATAAAGGCTTCAAGACCACCTGCTGATTCGATGCTTTGGACTGTTTCTCTGAAGTCACGTAAACGTCTATCACCTTGAGGAACCCCAGAAAACTTACCTTCGATAAACTCCATATCGAAGACAACCTTACCTGTCTGGTCTACTTTAAAGTATTGCCCATCACCTGTACTTAGTCGTTGGTCAAGTTCATTCTTTTGACGTACTCTTTCAGCAGAAAGGGCTTGTTGTAAAACATCGTTAGTCTGTGCAGCATTGAGAGGATCTGTACGATAAACAGCATCTAGGTTAGTCATGATACCGTTGTCGGCAAACCTAGACAAAAGCTTCTCACCCAAAATAAACTCATCACTCTGGGAAGCAACAGCACTTGCAGTAATGTTAAGAGTATTTAACCAAGAGTTTCTAGTCTCAGCATTATTAATAATGTTCTCAGGTTTTGTTGTAGAGTTTATTGCAGAAACACTTTCAACAATCTTTGTATAATTTTCAGGTTGGTTCTTAATATCAGGTAAAGGAAGCAATGAAGGATTCTCCCCTGTTCCTGAACTCAACTCTGGTCTTCTATTGTTTCCAAATATATCTACATACTTATCAACAGATATAGCTGATGTTGCAGCTTCTACTAGAGCATCTGCAAAAGTCTTTCCCTTCTCTTCAAATTTAGTAAGTATTTGACTTTTAAATGTTTCAGGATTTTGTTTTACCATAGCCCTTACAGTGGAGATAGTCAAACTATCGAAACCAGACTTTTGCAAAGCTACTTGAACAGCATCAAGTTGCACAGAAAGAGGATCGGTGCTTACACCTACTGCAATATCTTGGACAAGACCATTCATTTGATCTACAACAGCTTTGACAGCTTTGTTACTCTCAAACTTACCATATTTAGATGCAATAAGATTTCTTGTGGATAGCTGTATATTTCTTAATTCACCACGAGTAACAATACCATCTGCCTCTGCCTGTACTGCAGCTTGAGATAGTATCTGATAGTCATTCTGAATACTCTCTAAGATCGGGGTGGGTTCTATAGGCATACCTGCTTGTAGCTTTGCATCTTGCACGGCAATCTGTTGGTCTAGTACAGCCTTTTCATTTAACTTCTGTAGGACAAGCTTATTAATCGCATCTGGTGTAGCTGTAATATTCTCTGAGACTAATTCAGATTTAGCAACAGATCTTAGAGCTAAACCCTGCTCACTTTGAAGACGTTGGTTTTCATAGTATTGTTCTTCGTCACCCACATCAAAGGCTGCTGCTGCAAATGGTGTCCCTGTGATAGCTTCATAAGCTCCTTTAAGATTATCTGGAAGCTGTACATTAGCATTAACAGCCCTCATAGCTACCTGTTTAGCTCGCCTTGCTAAGGTTATATTATCTACTTCACCACCTTCTTGCAGATCAAGCAAGTTACTTAACTCAGTACCGAATCCTTGGATTAGACTGCTTTCTCTTGAAGCTTCTGATACAGGTCTAGGGGCTGCACGACCTAGTGTAGCTGTTATGTCTTTGACACCTCTTAAAGCAGTAGCAAAGGGGCTTGTTGTTTGAGGGGCTTGGACAGGAGCTTCTGCCTGTATCTGACCCTCAAGTTTAGGTGCAAAAATTGCCATGTCTTTTCCTTACTCTGTAATAGCTTGTAGTTGATCAGCTTCAGTCTCAAGGCCCATACGACGAAGTTGTTGTATTCTTTCGAAAGTAGTTGTGTCTGCAAAACCCTTTAAGACCTGTTCTTTTAGGTTCTGTCTTAGCTCAGGGGTAAGGCCGTTTAACCTACTAACCATTATGTTGATACTCTCAAGTGTCTCATTAGCTAGTTCAGCATTACCATCGTTGACTGCTCTCCAAAACTGATTGGTATAAGGCTTTACTTCCTTAGACCATTTACGATATGTCTTGTTTGTTCTGAAGATAATATCTTTAGCATCATATATTTGCTGTACTTCCTCTAAAGGAATACCTGCAACAGCCATCAAAGCATCTATGTTATTAAGGTTAGGATCTATCTCACCACCTGTTTTAGAAGAGTAAACTTGATGTTGCCATATTCCATAGCCTTTTGAAAGGTTATCAATAAACTTCATGTTACGCAGAAGTTCCATACCTTTTGTACTTATTAAAATCTCATCACCTCTTATAAGAGAACCCATAAACTGAGAGAAGTCAACAAGAGTATCGCCAGTCTTACCACCACCAGCACCACCTATTATTTCTATAGCAGTGGCCTCTCTATAGTTTCTAAAGGTATCAATAACACCATCGCCAAGGGATACCCGACTTGCCATAGAAACTTCTGGGGCATTCTCTCCAATTAAAACATCCCCAGCCCAAGCAAAAAGGGCATCTACACTACCATTTTTTATAAGACGGTACATATCATTGCCGGGTTCTATTTGCATATCTTCTGGCAAGAAAGAGTTTAAGTTATCTACAACACCAGAAGTTGTCGTAGCTGCACCCACACCTGTTAGTCCCCAAAAGGGTCCAACCATAACTGCAGCACCCATACGTTCACGAGCAGTCATGTTCTTACCCACAAACACAGCTTCAAAACTACGAAGAAGATACGACATAAACTGAGTAGGAACTCTCAGCACACCTTGTTGTATCATACCCCTGCTCATGTTTGTCATATTGAAAGAGTAGGCTTGCTCTTTGTTAGACACCCAAGTACGACCTTCTTCAGATAGTATTGACTTACCTTTGTTTTGTGCTTTCCATTTTCTTACGGCGGCACCAAAAGCTGTTGTTCGAGTTATCTGCTCACCCTTGTTAAAGAAGTACATACCAACATTGTTAGTCTTTTCCCATGCCTTACCAACCGTGTTAGATACTGCACGAGCTTTCTGTGATTTTCCTAATCGAACAGCAGCACCAGAAGGAGCTTGGAAACCTTCTACCAAGTTAGTTGGATCTACTTCATAACGAGCCATATCAATAAATAGTTCTCGTATTTCTACCATTTCATCCCTAGAGTACCCGTAAAAACCAGCCATCCTATCTATCATAATATCAAGTTGTTTACCTTCAACTTCAAGAGAGCTAAGTAACTGGCGTCCCATAACCATACCAGATATACCGTCATCAATTCCAGTAGCACCTATGATAGTCATGCTATGGGCTGATTGCAGGAGTAATTGAAAAGTATCTCCAAAGAATGTTGTTTTAAACCCAAAGTTAGTTAGAAGGTGTGTCGGGTTGTTTACATTAAACTTAACACCAGTAAGATTATAGAATTGTTCTGTAACATCTTGAGCTAGTCTAGTTAAAGCACGATCCCCAAAACCTTCTGCCCCTAACCTAAGGTCTGTAATTCTTTTGCGTTCAAATATCTTTTGAATAACAGCATTAGAACTATCTTTGTCCAACCACTTATCAATGTTACGGTAGTATGAACGGTAATCTTTATTAGAGCTATCAGGATCTGCAATCTGTTTGATCTTCTTACCCAAAGATACTTGAGCAGCAGCCGTGTAGTTACTAAAGGCTATCTTACGGCTTTCAGTGTTGGCTTGGTTTAGTATTCCTTTAATTGGGTTATCATTTACTGTAGCTATACCGCCGAAGTGCGTCAGTGGTTTATCGTTCCGACGATTAGAGAATATAGTAAACTCATCCAAGGTAGCTCCCGGCGCAAAAGTTTCACCTGCTACACCAGTAAATACATTCTCATCTCTTGCTTTACTAACAATACTAACAGTTTCATTTCCAAACAAACTTAGAAGATCCTCATCTCTAAGAAACTTCTCCATTGCAGATGCGGTTGTGATACCGGGGTTCCACTTGTTGTTAGCTGCAACAAGATCATCTGTTAAGTTATTAGACCTAATTGCTCTAGCAATAGTATCCATCTGTTCAGCAGCAAGTAGTGCAGTCTTATTAGAGCTAGTTGATAGAGCAGTCTTTAAAGGAATACCGTCTTTACCCATCAAGACAATAAAGTTAGTAGCCTCTGGATTGATACGAGGACCACCAGCATTATACCCTAAAACGTCTTGAGGTTCAAGTGGTTTTACAAGTTCTGTGTCAACAACATACTTAACACCGTTTGTGTCCATGTCCATTTCAAAGGCATTGACAAGAGGTCCATCATACTCTGACTTAGTAAAGACAGCACCAGACTGAGCATCAATAATTCTAGCTGAGTCATCTATGCTGTTAACAGATATTTTCTTAGCTGCTGTATAAACCTGTTCACCACCAATGAAAGTGGAGATTCTACGATAGCCAGCCCTGTGCATTGTACGGATAAGGCCTGTAGCTCTTAGAATATACGTTGTATCTGAAAGGTCCACAGTTGCTCTGTAACCATCCAACACTTTTTGAGAGGGAGCTTTACCTTTGTTGTCAGCCTTCCAAAGATCAATGAAGTCATCGTCAGTAAACCAGTTACGTTTAGATGCCAAGTCTTTAGATTGAATCCTCTGAATTATGTCACCGACTTGTTCAAGTTCTTTACCAGACAACTTTCCAATCTTACTTGTAAGACCTTGCATCAACTGAGAAGTACGGATGGCTCCACTCTCTGCACGATAGGCTAAGTTAGTAAGGAACTCATTATCCCGAAGATGTGAACCACCCGTAAACCTATTACCGAAGATCTTAGAAAACAGTTTACCTGTTACACCTTCGATATGATTTAACTGTGCAAACTTGTCAGCAGCAATAAAGTCATCAAGTTCTATAGCTTCATCAACCTGAATAGCCCAAGCACCTTTTGATTCATCGATAGGTACTACGGTAGCCTCAGGGAAATCTTCAGCAAACTTCTCTGCTGACTCTCTCGTTAAAGCTTTACCAGTTTTAGGGTGCCCTAGTAAAACTGTAAGTCTGTTTGTTTGGTAGTCTAAGCTGTGGTTTATAACACCTCTGTTAAAACTTTCTTGGATATAGTTTATACGATTAGAGATATAAACACCTAACTGAGCTTGGTCATAGATCTTACCTAAAGCTCTGTTAGCATAAGCATAGACTTCGTTGACAACATCCCTTGCAGTCTGATTACGCAGTGCAGCCTCACCTAAGGGCCGTACAGGAGCTTTATCTCCAACTGGGTCAGTGATACTTGGACCCATGTTTGCTAAGTTCTCAGGCTCGTCTGTACGTCTAGCAATGTTTTCTGCTACTTCTGTTGCAGCATCTGGTCCGTTGACAGCACCTGCACGGGTAGCAGCAGTAGGTGACTTTGCTATAGTGTTAATCATCTTTGCTACTTTACGAGCTTCGTTTACTTTAGCAGCAGTCTTAACTGTTTTAACGGTAGCACTCGTAGCTAAAGTAGCTAAAGGAAATAAATCAATAGCACCAATGATCGCCTCAGTGACTGCATTATCATCATTACCAAACCTATTAATTGTGTTTAGAAGGTCTGATAATGCTAAAGGGTTATCTGCAAAGAAGAACCCTTGATCAACATACTCGTTAATTTTACTGTCTAAGAAAAGTTCGTAGTCTGCTACGGACATATTACCAGCAATAGCTCTGGCAAACTCTTCTGAGACAGTCTTACGTTTCATAGTAAGGTCTTCGAAAGCACCGATAGGAAACTGACGGAAGATATAACGGTCAAACCAATTGACAACAGTACCTGCACCAGTCTCTGCTGTACGAGACTTAATAGCATCTTGAATTTTTTCTGCTGTTAGCTGATACTTTATAGATGCTCTATTCTGTGTTTCAGTTAAGGCTGGGTTTTCCATAGCATGGAATGAGTTGTCAAAGTAATCAGACAAACCTATTAGCTCACCGCCTTTAGCCGCCTGATCGTCTAGTCTAATAGCTGCTTCTTCAACATCTACCTGTTGTTCTTGTACTTCTTGTACATCACTAATCAAAGCATTGCTTACACGAGTAGAAACCTCAGAAGGAAGGTTCTCTACTTCGTCTGGCAACAGCCCTGTAGCTCCGAGAACTGCAGTGTCCCTACGTTCTGTAGAAGCTGAGTAGGGATCTGGGGTAACTATCTCTGAGACTTCTTCATCGTCACCAAGGATTGTTACCTGTTGTTCCTCTAATAGAGTAGCCATTAATATTTCCTTACTTATTAGAAGAGGTCATAGTCTTTACCTACGGAAAAACCTGTTAAAGCAGCCCCTGATATAGCACCACCTAAGTCTGCTTGAGCACGAGCAGAGGCAGCTTGTTGACTGAAAGAACTAATCTGCTGAGATAACCCAGACATCTGACCTTGAAATCCTAGTTGACCTCCAAGCTGAGAGGATAGAGAGGACAAACCACCACCTAAAGCAGACCCTCCTGTAATACCTAAAGCACCTGACTGAACAAGTGCTTGTGATCTTTGTAACTGTGCTGACCGTAGAGCCTGTGTTCGAGAACGTCTAGCCTGAACTTGTTGTTGCCGTTGCTGAGCACGGGTTGCCCGTCTTTGAGCAGAGGCTGCTTGCTCACCTTGATATATTTGATAGCCTGTTCCTGCTACTGCAGTGGCTAAAAGAATTGTTTCAATACCCATGTTATTCCCCTAGATATTTTGTATACAGTTTTTCAGAATGTTTAAAGCCTAATCTTTTAAGGATAGGATCGTAAGGTTTGTCCACCGTTGTATTAAAAAGAAGAACAGATACACCACGTTTTTCTAAGTCTTCTGTTACATACTTTACTAAGAAGTAACCCACTAAACCTTTTCTATATTCTTTATCAATAAATAGAATATCATTGGAAGCAAAGATATGATCTTTATAGTGAGGATGGTTTCTAGCTAAAACAACTAAGTATCCAACAAGCTTCTTATCTTTTCTAACTGTGTAGACACCTATCATACCAGCATAATAAAGGGCATCGTAAGCTTCCCAATCTGGATTAAGTTCTATACCAGCTTCTTTGTATCCAGTGTCATCCCAATTCTGATAAATAAGTTCGTTAGCTTCTTCTTTTACTTCTTGGTAGTCTTCGGCCTGTATCTTAAAACCTCTGATTGACTGCATTAATTATTCCAAAGCCTAGTAGTACGAAGTCTTTACCCTGTTCACTCTCGAACCTGAGCCTCATACTACGGCCATGCCCTCTCATTTTTAATCGTGTGGTTACGACCTTCTCAGGATAGTCCCAAGTGCCTAAGTCAGATTCATTTACAACAGGTGTGTACTTTAAACGATAAGCCTGTTGTGGCGAAGATGAAGTGTTAGTACGGAAGTCCCAATAAGATGAGACAAGTAATGATGATTCCCTTACAGGTGTGTATCCAGTTTCATCAGTACCAGAGTATCCTGTTTCAGTTGGACGTAGATACACTTGTATATACGGGGCATTCTTCTTGAGGATTAAGTCTCCCATAAAGTCATAGCCAGCTTCAGCATATGAACTATAGTTAGAATCACCCCAATCTAGGAAGGTTGTTCCTGAGAACAAACCCATTGTCATCTTACCTGTTGCACCATCGTAAACCATAAGAACGATAGCTGCATCAGCCTGTGATAGTTCTGTCTGTGTTGAGATGACAACATCATCTCCTGCACTGGTTACAACATCATCACCATCAAAAGTAAGAACATCGTTGTTTACAAAGTTAGAACCAAAGCCGGGATAGTATTCTGCTCCCATGATATAGTCTGGACTTGTGGCACTGTCCGATACTGTCCAAGGGTAGAAAGACTGCAACGTAACATCAAGAGTTAATACTTTATTCTTCTTGTTGGCTACTGTCTCACCGTTACTAGGGTAGAACCAATGTACTCTTTTGTTTGTCTGATCGTATACTGCAGTACATTCTTGTCTAGCAGAACCGTCAATAGCCTCAAAGAAAGTCTGGATAGAACCAATAGATAAGTTTTGTTCCTGTGCTCTACCTGATACCTGATCAAAACCTAATGTATGTATCCCATGTTTAGACCACCAGAGAGGTACACCTTCAACACTTACAAATGCCTGTGGGTTAGTCAGACCAATCTGTGATACCCTTGAGATGGAATACTCAGTAGCTTTGAAAACATTATCAACACCACTAATTTGCCATACACCATTCTCAGCAAATACAAAGATAGAACTTCCATACACATGAAGCTTCTGAATGTTCATAGCTTCTGGTATTGATATAACACCACCATCAGAAGCAAGAAGATCACTAATCTCTTCAGAGGTAGGATCATTCTGTTGATAACATCTGTCAACTTCTGTAATGTTATCTAAGTATTTACTGAAAAGTATTTTACCAGCATTCTTTGAACTTGTCAACCCTGCATAGAACACACGACCAGAAAAAGCTGCAACTGCTTTAAATCTACTTGTCTCTAGTTCTGTTGTAATACCAGAGATACCAGAGGCTGCACTACGGTTCTTGGAAAAGAAGTCTAGGATAAAGCTACCGTTACCTGTGAGGGTAGATCCAGTAAAGACCTTCTCCCACTCTTCAGGAACAAAGTCACCACTAGCATTTTTACCTGAGTACCAAGGATGTGTGAGGGGTGGGTATTCGTTATCTGCAGTTCCATCACCATCACTATCGTAAGCTAGGTAAGATGTTAGAGCAGCTTCACCTTTCTCACCAGACCAACCTGAGTTAGCTGTATCATACTCACGACCTTTACTTGGCGTGGCAGTGCCATCTGTATAGTTTGTTGTAGTACCCTGCCATTCAAAATCTCTTACACGAGGTGAGATCTGAGTTGTTGAGATGGTGTTAGCATCTGCATCATAGGTAATATAAATAGGTTCAATAGCCTCAGAACTTACAACAAGATTACCATTGATTGTATCCATCTGGACCTTAGCTAGTCCAGCACCTATACTACCTGCAAACTCATAGGATACAAGATTAACAGAGAAGCTTTCTTCATTACCTGAGTATGGCTCTGAGCCTGTGTTGTAGAAACGTAGAGTTGTACCTTGTTGTACAACAACAAAGTCTAACCCAGCTACACCAGCCGCATTCTTCCACCTACCAGTGGTGAACACAAAAGAGTTATTGATTGTGAATGTAGAGTTAACATTGCTTGTCTCTAACTCTACGGCCAGTCTACGGCGGCGAGAACCATCTCTCTCTAAGAGACAGTTCAGTTCGTCAATGGATGCATCTTCGGGGAATGTTAGTTCACCAGCCTCAGTTATCAGACCCTTGATGAACGTGTTCACTACCTTTTGACTTATTCTTTGCGGCATCTTTTTTCTTCCGTTCTTCTCTGGCTTCTGTGAAGTAGTTTCGACGGGCTGTCTTAGACATCTTCTTTTTCTTTAGATAGTTTTCTATGGCTTTCTTAGCTGCTGGTATCCCTGAGTATTTACCTTGGAACTCTTCGGGCAGGATACCTTTCTCAAACTTAATCTCAAAGAAGATAAAACCATCGTTGGCTTTTTGTATTATGATGTCTGTAGCAAGTTTGTCTGTCTTACAAACACACCGTTGGTTAACAGTGTCTTCTATAAACTCGACCATTAATTTCTCCCGTAGTGAGGTCTTATGTTAGCTTTCTTTGTTTTGTACATATCATTCTGTACGAATGACTTTAAACGACGAGCAGACTGTTCGATCTTAGGATCTGAACCAGACTTAAACAAAGAGAAGCAAGTTGATTTAGCTTCAGCCAATAAGTATGGAAGCATAGTGTCATCCAAGTCAGGCTGGAAGTTATCGTCAATAGTAAATGTCGGATAGATGTAACCAAAGGCTCTGGTCTTGCTGTTCTGCAACACAGAGTCAACAGTGAATTTGTAAGAATCCATGACGATGTGGTTGTCATCAAAGCTAGTATAATATGATGGTTGACGATCATTACCGATAAACAATTGTGTGCCACCTAGAACATCAGTTACAGTTGTTGTTGTAGCTGAGTCTTGGTTCATACGGTCAATGAAGTTCATAGGTTCTACAAACACTATCTCCTGATAGGTGGTACCTGTGTCATCTATATTATAATCTACTCGACTAAGTTGACGGGTGTTAGCTGGATACAAGAAGTGAGTAGGCTTAGTGCTATCAGCTAATGAAGTAAGTTTAATAAGTTGTCTGTGCTCTGGGATGTCCCTTGCAGCAACAATATTAAAGAATGTATCTTGGATAACAGAAGCAACTTGTTCAGCTTCAACTGTATCACTAATGGAGTTCACAGCCTCTGAGTCCATGTCACTCAGAATAGACTGAACCATTTGAAGAAGTGTGTTTCTCATTATGTTCTATCCAATACTACTACAAAACGTAGTTTAGCTGTGTTAGTGGATGCTCCATCACTTTCAATAGTAATGAAACTATCGGCTGTAACTGTATTGTTTGAGACAGGAACTAAAGTATCTACATCACCTGCAGCAGATCCTGAGGCAGTTATTGTCAAAGTTCCCATAGATGAACCTGCAGCATTCTTAACTGTAACAGTAGAATTAGCAGAAGATATTACAGCTTCTAAAACTGTTAGAATTTTAACAACAGTACCAGCAAAAGGAATAGGGACATAGACTTTTTCTACAGCAGAAACATTTTCTAAATAGCCCTCAAGAGATAGTTCAATAAGAGTTTCTTTAGCTGTCCAAGCTCCTGATCCTGCACCATTAGCAACATACACATCCCCTGAGGATGCTGATGCTATACCCTTAGGTTCATGCAAGTAAGGGTCTGTTAGTGTACTGTGGTTTACGTTTGCCATTGCAATCTCCTAAGGTGGAAGGAAGGGGGCCGAAGCCCCCAACCAATTAGTTTATACTTCGATGTACTCGATGACCAATTTGGCAGCACCTGCAGTAAATGCAGCTGTGTCATAGTCAAGTGATACATAAGCATCTGCAGCACCTACGGTTACAACACCGTTTACATAGGCACCGTCACAAGCTACAACATCACCATCAGCATCGATTGCAGTTACTGCGATAGCAGCATCGATACCTTGAGCAGCAATAGCTGCACCAGCAGCAGTCTGCAGACCGATGTTAAGGGCAGCAGTTGCACCAGCAAAAGCATCCGAAACAATCAAGCTTGCACGAGTGATGTATGATCCTGAAGGAATGAATGCATCATTCGCAGCAGGAGCAGCTGGAGAAGCAGCAATAGTAGTCGCATCATCGATGTCAATCATCAAGAATTTAACACCGTTGTTGTTACCACCAGTTAGGTTGGCTACGCCTTGATCCCCATCAGTGAGGATGTAGAGGCCATCTGCGTTAGTGTAAGACATTTAGTATCTCCTTATACTGTAGGTGTCGTGATAACACGAACCATGTTTTCAGGACGGTACAACTTAACACCGTAACGAGCAGTAGTTACAAACTCGTGACGTTGGAAGTCTTTGTTATACTCATAGTCTACCTCAGGCTGCTGACGCCATGCACCCACGAATGGATTCACAGTAGCATTAGCTGAGAAGAACAAGTTAACTTTACCGTTTGTTGTGCTGAAGTCATTGGTAGTTGTGTTGTCACGTTCCTTCAGAGCAGTGTCTGTTGCATCAGCCAAGTAGTTTGATGTATATACATCGAAACCATAGACGTTAGCTACGAAACGCATACCAGTAGCAATACCTGAGCTTACGATACCTTCAAACTTAGGGTTGTTGGTAACAGCAGCAAGATCACTCAAAGTGTTGATTGTAAACTCAACTGATGGGTCTACAATAGCAACCATTGCTTGATCAGGTACATTAGCCATCTTCAGCTTCATACGAGCATAAGCAAAGTCTTCGACTTCGATTTTACCTGCATTACCGCCTGAGAAACGGTGGATTCCTCCGTCAACCAAAGACTGAGCATTGTCAGCTAAACCTGCTTCAGGAGCAGCCATAGTGGTTGTTTCGAAGTGAGCCATGATTGCACGATCTTGTTCAGGAACAAAACGGCTCATCAGTTCACTTGCGTAGAAGGTATCCTGCTCAGCTTTCTTAGTCATGTAAGTAGCTGATGACAGATACTTATCAACTGTGAAAGTGAACTCACCTGTGTCAAGTGGACGGTATTCTACGGAAGTATCTTCTGCGTAGTTGTCTACCTGTGCTTGACCGATTGATGGAATGTGGAAAGTGTTCCCATCTGGGAAACCTTCAAGCATACGGACGTACCGTTGTGCCATCATTTCATCACGTAAAATCTCCTTGAGTTCCGTAGACCATACTTCGGTACGGGTAAGGAGAGTAGAATTGGCTGTATTCATACCAGACATTTTCTTATCCTTTAGATTCCAAACTTACTGCCCAAACGACCTTTGTCTTCCATAAGTTGTCGTTGTATTTTGGGTGTATAGTAGAGGTTACGATTTTCCCGACGAAGCTTTTGGTAATAGGACCAATCACGTTCTGTCGAGGCTTGCATGTTGACACCTTCTGTGCGAACTGAACCTTGAACCATAGGTTTAAAGTCCTTCTTTGCTTCGCCAAGGAGACTAAAGAAAGCCGTGGGTGATTCAGCAGCAATCTCCTGCATACGTTGGAGACTAATACCTAATTCCTTTGACTTCTCTTGGATCTTAGCATTGGCTTCTGTGCCGTAGCTCTTCTCCAACTCTCCGTTCACAAGATCAAGATTTTGTTTGACAACAGACTCTTTATCTCGTTCAGTTAGTGTACGTTCGACAAGGCTCTTCAGGTCTTCCTCACTCAGAGCAGGGTTGGTGTTCCCTTCTGAAGTGCCACCAGTATCATTATTGGGCATTGCAGTATTCGCAGTGGTGGGTTCTGCGGCCTTATTTTGCAACTGGTCCAGAAGATTCTTAGCATAATCCTGTTTACCCAAGTCTTCCCTCATCTGTGTGAGTTGTCCTTCGAGTTGTTGTATGTAGGTATCAGCCTCTAGTTTCCCTTTAGCTAGTACCTCAGGATCTTTCCAATTATCTCCCTTGGCCTCAACGAGCTTGGCTACAAAAGAATCCTGTGGTGGGGTACTCTCAGTAGTTTGTTGCTCTGGCTGAGTAGTGTCCGTGGTTTGACTACTCTCAGTAAACACATCCATGTTTTATTCCTTGTTTAAAGTTATTACTTTCAGCATATCATCAAGCACTTGGTTGTACTCGTTGACTGCCACTTGCCGTAGTTCCCAATTGGGTACTTCGTAATCACGAACTGCTTCTTTCTTCTTGAAGTTCTGTTCGAGAATTTCTTTAAGAGCATCGAAGGCATTACGATAACCTAGTATCTCAGCCTTACGTTTCTCTTTCTCAGAGCCACTAAGACCCTTTAACCAAATAGATTTCATTATTTCTTCATTGGTTTCTTTTTAGCCATAGGTTTCTTTTTCTCTGCTGGCTTTTTTGTTGTGTTCTTGTACGGTTTAACTTTACCCTTCATGTATGGCATTTTAGATCCCCATCTCTTGTGCAATCATTAGTTGCTCTTGGTTAATAGCTTCTGCCTCTTGCATCTGCTGTTGTGTTTCTAGCTGTTCAGATACAGAAATATTCTCTGAGAACAACTCTGGTTCACCTAGCTCCTCAGACAAGATACGAGCAAACTCTTTACCCGACAAGTGAGCAGACACGGTAGGATCAGACAACTTGATCTGATAGAGTTGAGTAAGGTTCTGAATACGACGAGCACGTTCAGCAAAGTGACGAGCACCGACAGGAACAATCTTACCCTTAGCTGTAATGTCATCCTTCGTGATAGTCTGGAACAACACAGCACCTGTGGCATCATCCAGTACACGAATTGTATCTGACATATTCATATAACGACGAGACACTTCAAGCATGGCATTAAGGATTGGCTCAAGGAATACACGTTCGAAGTGGGCAGTCTTATGTTCGAAGATACGAGAGGCAGAGTTCTGTAGGGATTGTACCTCAAAGGCTGTCTTCTCGCCCGGTGTACGGATACCCATAGCTTGACGAGGTGCCCCTGCCATTTCTTCCATCTTGTCTTCCAGCACTCTAATTTGCAGGTCTGCTTGCAATGCAGTTGCATCAGGTGCCATGTAACCTACGTCACCCTCTTCTCCCATGTATATACGAGAGCCGGGTTCGAAGTCGAAGTCCTCTACGTCACCACGGATCTTGAGGATCGGGTAAGCAATCTGATCGAATACGTCTGACTTCAGGTTCTCTAGGTGGTCAATACGATACTGCATACCAACCAAGTTATCTAGTGGACCCATTGCATATAGGTTGTCTGGACGTGGCCTCCACCCTGCGTGGAAGATAGGAGCACTGCCTAACCAGCTAGGGTTCTCTTCATTAGCTAAGACATAGGCACGATCAGCAACAGTAATGATACGGTTTTTATACAACACACCGTTCTCACTGTCGTAGTAGTCTCCGTAGAATGTCAGGATCTCTACATAGTCTGATTCGTAATACTGTTGTATGGATGTAAAGCCATCAGCAATGTATCCATCAGCTTTGTTGTAGGTAGCATCAGAACCAGTTACTGCAGCCCTAGCACCCATCATCTTGTCGAAGACAGCTTCCATGTATTTCTTGGAAGGGTCACTGTCGATCATTCCCCGGATCTCTCCTAGTGTCTGAATAGACTTAATGATCTTAGGTGACTTGCCAAAGCTAGGGGCAGTAGGATTAAAGCAGATGTCGTAGGGTGAGATACGAACCATCTTAGGGCCAACATAGTTTACAACTAGATCGCCTTCTGCTTTCACCTGATAGTTATCTTCCCACACCACAGTAGCAAAGCAGTTGCCGTACTGGATGTAATCATATAACAAATCACTAGAGATGTTTACAAAGTCAGACTGACGAACTTTGTTGTCCATATATGCTTGGATAACAGATCGTTTGGCTTTGGTGTTAGCCTCTTTAGTCTCTGCTTCAAACCGCATCCACTTAGACTGTGGGAACAAAGTAGCAAAGTAGTTAGCATGGAGATTGTCCATGATCTGTGTAAGCTTAGGAGTAGTGGTGCTGTTAGACCAAGGCAACATAGCATTTTTTGTTGTCTTAGTGTCTGTAGCATACAGATAGTTCCGTAACTCTTTCCACTCTTCTACCTTCTGCTCACGAAGGTTAGACCACTCACGCCACCGATTAGCCACCTCTACAGCCATAGAATCTGGACCTAGCAAGTACTCTAGTTCTATTGTTTCACCTGCCATTAAGAGGCTCCTCTAAATCTATTATTAGCCCAAACGATATTATTACTTTTATCTCTACGAATACTCTTGAAAGGCTTGACAGCAATGTCAATAGCAGAAGCAAGAGCATCCTTAATATCGTCGTGTGGTGGGTTCCTTGACTGTAGTTCTTCTTCTAGTGTCTGTATGTTACCACCACGGTAGTGCCAGATCTGCATGTTATCGTAACGAGGCTCAAGTGTAGCAGCTATACGTTCTTCTTTATTGCCCTGATGTTTGTTGGGTCTGTACTCATCAATGCTAATAGCTAACCCATGTTGCTTAACAAGTTCCTTGAGTTGCTTAACGATTGCCTGTTGTGCTACTGTAACCTCTGCTCGCATCTTACGGAAAGACCACTTGGTTGATAACTGCAGAATGTGTTCGAAGTATTCTGTGATACGATCTGTACGGAAACGATCAATGTCTAGGACATAGATGTTATTGTCTGAGTCAACACCTACAATTACAATAGCTGTGTAGTCAGCTTTCTTTGATAAACTAAATGCAAAGTCAACTGCAGCAAATACATTTAACTTAGCATCTTTGTAGAACCAGAACCCATTCTCTTGCTTCAGATGTTTACGTTCGTAATACTGAAACCTGTTACTCTCAATCGGTACGTTATCTGGATCAGTAGGATCGTTGTAATACTGTGCTCTGAACTGAGACTTGTCTAGGTACTGACCACGTTTCTTAGCTAGGATCTGACGATTGAAGCCAAAGTATTTACCGTCTTTACGTTGTTGTTGAGGCCATAGAAACTCACCGACACCATCTCCCCGGTCTTCTACTGCTCTCTCCATAACCTCGTAGATCTGTTCCTCAGATACCTTGTTACCGTCTTCGTCATACTGATCTTCAGTCATCTGCATCAGATCGTTGTATAAGTCTGCAGGGTGGTAACGAGTACCTACGATCCACTCCTTTGCATTAGCCCCTTCGATAGAGGACAACAAAGAATACTGGCTCTTAACTTTATTACGTCCCTCACCTGTGTATGCATTCTCATAGACAACAACATCATCTAAAACTGCAATGTCACAGTGCATCCCTGTGAGAGAAGTGGTAAGACCGCCAGTAAAGACAGAAGGGTCACGAACATTCTCTTTCTTACGAAGAGGGTGGTCTAACATAATCTCTGATGTTGTCCACCGTACTCGTTTACCTTCGTCCTTGTTAACATGATCAGGCCAGTAACGACTATAAGTCTCTGAGGTTAGGATACCCTTGATAAACCCTAGTTGCTTCTCTGCAAGGTTTGCAGTGGCTGAGATGTACAGTATCCGTAACGTAGGATCTTTGGTTAGTTCCCATGCAACCCTGTAAGCTACCAACCTAGACTTGCCGTGGTCACGAGGGAAGAGTAACAATTGGTGAGACTTAGAACCCCCTCTAGTCCACCAGTTACACACATCCTCGTGACATTGGCCTAACACTTGCTCTGGTGAGACAAGCTTAATAAATGTGGCTAGATCATTCTCAGCAGCTTGTCTAATCTGATCTAAAGTTACACTCATTTATTACTGATATTCCATTGTTTAACTACTGAGTCTAAACCAAAGGCTGCACCAGCAAAGGTAAAGATTGGCAGGTTAAGTACCTTTACTGCCTCACCTGCTAAGGAGTTTCCGAAGAAGACCCATAAGCAAATCAGCAATAGAAGAACTGCCAACAATAGGGCTGCCACTTCCCTCTTCAAGGTCTTTTGCTTCTTCGGTAAGGCTTGATCTGTCATTAAGGTAATCCTTTACGTTAAAACCGGGACAGGCTTTGGAGGACACCTCGTTATGTCCACGTATTATAGCACCTGAATATTCTGCTGTCAAGCTATCTAGTAAAGTATTTAGAGCTTTTCTTTGTTTTTCTGTATAATGCTCTTCGAACTTATCGTTAGCATCAGAACCAAATCCACCTACAATACAAATACCGATAGAGTTTTTGTTGTGGCCTTTAGCATGAGCACCTGCTTTTTCTACTGGCCTTCCGGGGCAGACAACACCATTACGATCAAGAACGAAATGATAACCTATATCTGCCCATCCTCTTTCCTCTACATGCCACCTACGGATCTCTTCAACCTTATCAATGCAGTTAGACTTCTCCATCCAGTGAGGTTTAGTTGCACTGCAATGTACAAAGATTTCGTTGATGTTTCTCATTGATTAGCCATCTTTTCTACTGATTCTCTAATAGCTTTAATATTCTCATCCATACGACCAAGAGTTACAGCTTGGGCCTGAACGATATTCTCAAGAGAACCTAAACGAGTTTCATTACGAATAATGTCTCTTGCATTGGCCTTTACGGCACTGTCTAAACTGGAGATATACCAGACAAGAGCTATTGTCTGTGCAACGATAGCCAGTACCAGAGTTACAGGTACTGACTTACTGAGGTGCCAATTATCTTCCATGACACCCTCTAAGCTACGAAGACGTCTTTAGAACCGAAGTCACGATTATCCGATATACGGATGACAACAGAGCCTGAGGAATACCCTGAGACAGTTGCTCGATAATAGACTTCCTCTGCATCAAACCCTACACCCTCGTAGTTAGATGTAAAGGTATCAGCATCGAACCATGTGCTGTTGTCCCAGCTACGTTGTACTGTAACTGTAGCAGACCATGTACCAGAGATAGAAAGGTTGAAGTGACCAACTACCTGCAGAGAGGCTGTGCTTGCGTTAGAGCTAATTGTTTCTGTTACAGCAACCATGATTACTCTCCCTCTGCCTGAGCAGCCGCATAAGCAGCCTTAACCGCATCACTGAATACTGGAGTACAGATAGCAGCAACATCAGCATCTTCTGCTGAGAGATCAGCATCAGGCATTACCACATGACGGTGGAATGTACGGCTGATTTCTGTGCCATCTTCACTGATGATGGTCGCCGTGCGAACTTGCACTGATGACCAGTCACCATTGTTAATTACTTCGATCTTGTCGTTAAGTGTTGATTTAGTCAGTGCCATGTTTACCTCCTTGGCTGGACTGTCCACCCTCAAAGGGCATTAAGTAATATTGTTTATGACGTAAGCCACTGGTCGATTTGTTGATCCTGTTCCAGCAAGAGTTGTAAATGTAATTAAATCTCCAGATGATGGAGTTAAGTTTGCCCCTGTCGCAGTAACAATAAATGTTCCATTTACAATCGTGGTGTTTCCATCACCAAACTTTACAGAAAAAACATCGCCTGATGTTGTGCCTGTAAATTGAGTAATGGAGGTAGCCCCAGTGTTTGCAGTGTGCAGAGAGTTGATGCCACGAACGTCTGGGGTTGTATCGCCATCGGTAATTGTTTGGACTGTGTCTGTAGTTGTTCCAGCTAAACTATTTCTGTAAATAATTTTACCGTCCGTTGTTCCACTGTCAGTAATTTCAGTAAGAACATTTAAACCATAATTGCCATCAATAATAGAATACTTGTCACCTTCATCAGACCCTAATCGCACTTGCGAATTAGACTGAAATTGATTTGCAAAAATTGTAATTCCTACATAATTCTGGCAGTCAACAGCATTGCCAACCGAACCGTTTTGGAAATTGTTATGTCCAATAAAAACATTACTTGATATTACACCGCCGCCACTACTATCACCAACTTGAATATGACCATTTGTTGGAGTGCCCTCGAAAGAACAGTTAGTAATCTTAGTTAAATCAGTGCCAACATAAATATTAGATAAACCACTTCCCTCAATGATTGAATTAGTAATAACGTGTTCTGCGCCATTGATTAAAGCAATTTGATAAGCTGTGCCCGCAGGATCATCTCCATTATTTTTAATTGTACAACTATCCATAACAAAAAGCTGTGGGCCTTGAGCAGAAACAAAATCATTTTCAACAATGACACCCCGACCGTCTGAGTTCCTCACTTCAGATGAGTGCATAACAAAGTTTTGTGGACGTCCAAACCTTATACCAACAGAATTAGCTTGATCTACTTTTACACGTTCCATCTTTCCATTTAAGGGGTAGTTAACTTTTAATAGGTTTGTCTCACTGCTAGAAGCATTACTAAAAATCTGGATGTCTCTAATCGTCCAACCCCAGAAAGTACCGCCTCCGATGTTGTGATAACCAACATCCATTGCCACACCACTAGATATATTAAATTCTAAGATAGTACTTTCAGAACCTTCACCAATAACATGAACCTCATTGCGTTCAATCTTAATGCCAGAGGTCATATAGTAAGTTCCAGCAGGAAAATATATTGGAACCTTCCTAGCTTCAGCCGCATCAATAGCTGCCTGTATTCCAGCAGAAACATCAACAGAACCTGTTTTGGCTACTACATCAGTAATCTGAGCATCAGACAAATAATCAAGAGCATTGACCATCATGTCTGCAATCATACGAGATTTTACTTTAGTTAATGCCATTTGATTTCCTTACGAAGATTGATAGCAAATAGAAATAATTACAGTGTTATCATTTGCTCCAGTATTTAAGTCAGCAATAGCTAAAGCATTATTGGATGATCCATTTGAAGTTGTTTGATAATATAAAACTAATTCAGACCCAGAAGCTTGAGCAATATGAGGATGATCGCCGGTAAAGTCTGCCGCCCAAACAATAGCAGAATTGCGAGAGTTCGCAGCAGCAAATGGTAAACCACCGATACGAACAGTGCCACTTGCAGAGCCAACCGTAATCCCATCAGTCCTTAGGTACACACGAGCATTAACCATATTACCAACTTTAGTGTAATGACCTTCTTGTGTATCATAATTTACACTGTCAAAATCTGTACCCGTTGTTACATACGTTGGGGTAAAGACACCCTCTTCATAGTCATCGAGGTGTGTTGCAGTAGTCTGAGAACCAAAGTAAACCCCAGTGCTTACATACACATTACGCCAAAAGTTTGAGGCACCACCAATATCTCTTGTGCCATTTTGAATTGCTGAGCCACCGTTTGTTGGCAACACACTTTGTGCACCAAAGGTAATCCCAGTTGTTGTTCCAGATAGCTGAGCCTGACCAGATAATGAACGAACACCGCCTACATCTACGCCATTCTCAAGGATTGTGATTTCATCTGTTACAGACACATCTTTTGCAGACACATCATTGAACTCTGGGTTTCTTCCGAAGATGCCGCCGTTTTGTTTGATAGTCATTGTGTAATTCCTTTATCCTACGACAGTGCCGTTATGATGCCATTAACAACAGTTATTGATGATGGGCTGGCTACAGTGCCATTAAATGGTGCTGTAAGTGGACGGCTTTCAACTAAAAGATCTCCAAGGTATGCTTCAAAATCTCCTGCAATATTTGATCCAAACAAACCAAAGTCAATTTTTGTATCATTCCCATGAGCACTATCTACAGTAGCAAACCTAAGTATCTCTGTGCTATCAAGCAGAACTCTAGTACCACCAATTCCATTCCCGTCATCTGTGATATTTTCTATTGATATATTGTGCTTTGTGTTTGCTGATAAATTTACTGTAGATGCTCTTGGCTGCACCAAAGTAGTATCGGCTGTGTCTGAGAAATATACAACTTGCAACTGCACAGATGTAGAAACCACACGAAGCCTAAGTATTAAATGCGATGAAGTAGTGCCCGATAAAAGCCTCATTAAATTAACAACTCTAACAAGCCCATATCCAACAATGTCATCAACATCAGGAAGCCAGAGATTAAAAGAAACCTTGTTTGCTTGTGTCATTGTTAATGAACGACGAAGATTGCAACTATCCTGAGATGCCGAAACAACAGTATGTAAAGATTTTTCAGCAGCATCCCACGGTGCAGTAGCAATTACAGGAGCAGGTGATGTTCCAGTTAAAGTATATGCTGAAAGAGTTCCACTAAAGTCTTCATCTAGTAATGTTGAGTAAGCACCTGCAATCTTAGTGGAGGGAGCAAAGCTACCCTTGACGTTATTGAAAACCGCAGTTGCTTGATCTGTAAACGTAGAGCCAGATGTTGTAAGCACATTGTCTTCGTTTAGCTGTTGAGGTGTTCCTCCCTCAGCCCAACCAATCCATAGATTTGCTAGAGCCTGTCTTTCTTCATATGTAGCTGGATGCACATCATCAGAGAAATAAGAAGTATGATCTTTTTCACCAACTTCATACTCAGTTGATACATCAAAGAATGGCAAACTCCAATATGCTGCTATGTCACGAATGACCTCTCCGTTTGCCCACACGTCATTGCTTGGAGAATCATTTGTAAATTCAGAAGGAGCAGAACATAGAATAATCTCAGGCTGACTATAATCGTAAAGTGCTGCCTGACCTTTAGTAAAGTAGATTAAGAAATCCCAAGCTCCATGAACTGTTGTTCTATCTAACTTGTAAAGTGTTCCACTGGTTACTGTTCCAGTTAAGGAAGATGTATCATAAGCAATAGTTACTACATTAGTTGATATAGACTGTACTCTACCAGCAGCAAAAGCAAAACCTGAAACGCCTGATGAGGTAAGACCTACTGCATCTCCAACCGCAAATAAACCACCGTTGCTTACAGTAATTGCAGTAGTTGAGCCAAAGGCTACTGATGAAATTGTTGAAGATATAGTAGAAGGATCACCGGCAGCTAACTTGCGGTCATTATGATTGTGGTCAAGAACAACAACATCGACCTCGCCTTCACTAAAGACATTGCCAATTCTAAACTCGCAAGTCATTTCTGATGCTTTTGTAATAGGGTCATAAGCATCATCAAATACTGAACCAGCACCATACAATGCAAGACCAGCCGCCACGTCTGCTGCTGTCATTGACAAACGACGAACCTGCTGAACATCTCCATCTGGAGTAATGGCAGCTATGCCTTCAAAGGTTCCCCTAGAACCTGCAAAGGCATTATTAACTACCTCTGCACCTAATGTACTTCCTAAAATTTCAGGATAGCTATCACCCCCATCAGTACCAAAAGCTGGAATTGAAGTGCCAAGCCAAAGAACTTTTTTATCTTTCCAACCTAAAACTCTGGATTTAGTAGACCGAGTTTTAATTTGATAATCATAGAATGATGAACGAGGACGATACTGTTCTTGAATACTATTTGTGTTATTAGAAAGAATTTTACCGTTATAAGTTTCAAGGCTTAAGGCAAGAGATGATGCTGTACTTAAATAAGTCTTGCCTTCTAGGTCATATGGGCCAATGCCATATGTGTTTGCGTGGTTAATTGCAGCAGTGTCATTTGTTACTCCATCACCAACAGCACCAAAATCTTTTAGAGTTACACGTTCTTGCAGCTTGGCTTCGACAGTACGATCCTGAGCACCTGTGCTACCTTGGTTATAAATAATAGCTGAAGCATCAGAACCATTAAGAGTATCTGTGTTAGTAGGATAAACAATCTCAATCGAGGAATTAAGAGGAGGTGCTTCTGAAAAGGTAATAGTTGTACCTGACAAACTAAAACTAGCCTTGTTCTGGTACACACCGTCTATGTATATATTTACGTTGTTTTCAATCTGAGGGTTGGTTGTCAGGGAGTAGGATACTGTAGTCCCATCTCCTGTGTAGTTTGCTGTAAGGTATGTAGTCTCAAAACTAACGTCACCCGGTACAAGGGCTACACCATTAATATAAAGTGTATTAACATAAACATCATCAGCATTTAGGATGTCATTACTGTTCATGTCTAAGTCAGCACCCATAGAGTTAGGGGTACTACCGTCTAATGACAGTGTGTTGTCAAACTTATCTCGTAGGTTCTCGAAGTTAGTGTTCAGTGCTTGCCGACTGTAATAGCCAGAAGCAATGGTTGTAATATCAGGTTTCTTAGCCACGTTGTATATCCTTTACCAGTGGTGGATACTAATTAGTTAAATCTTTTAAGACCCAGCCGTTCAGCTTCTTCATCAAGCATCTTCATGGCGGCTGTATCCATGTCCTGCTCTTCTTTCTCTTGTAGCTTCTGCTTAGACTTAGAAGCAGGTTCCTTCTCAATCCAACCTCGTTCCAACAACAACTTAGCAGCAGTGAAAGAACTACGACCACCCTCAGTCATCTCTTCAGCAATAGCTACGATAGCCTGAGACTTAACCTTGATGTCTGCTTCCCTTCTCCACCGGGCAACAAAAGGCTTGACCTGTGGGGCTTCCCGGATAACCTCCCAAACATACCAGCTACCAAATACCGTCATAGCAAATGTATACTCAGTAGGATCTTGAGGTACTAAACTTGTAAACAACTTATGAAGTGAGAGGTAAGTCGTACCGTTTCGGTCTACATCCTCTTCCTTTGTTGTAAACAAGACATGCTCAGGATTGTCGTAAGACAGTTCGTAGAACAACGACTTGGTTCTGACAACACCCTTAATAGTACGGAAGGATTCAGGTTTAAACAGCATCAAGAGGTTTCCTTGCAAGAATACTAGATAAATCATTATCTAGCTAAACATAAAAAGAAGTATAGCATATAACAACAACAGAAGTCAACACCTTTCTTTAAGAATAGGACAACAAAGAATTTCGATTCATCCATTGACAAGTCAACAACAATAGTGTACCCTCTATTATTCTTTAAGGATACCCTTAAAGGATCTATACTTTAATTTATTTATAAACTCTAGTATCTATACTTTAAGATTACTTAAAGGGTACCCTTAAAGAATAGATCCTTAAAGTATACACCGCCATGTGTTTGTTGTAGTATACACCCCGCCCCACCTGCAGAATAGTCTCTGAGAGCCACAGAGAGGCCCGTACAGAGCCTTCTCTTATAGCTTGGCTACCCTTACCGCCTAAAGGGTACTACATCGTCTGTACGGTCTCTTTTTGGAGCCATCCCCAAACTTTACCCAGTTCTTCTATTGTAGCATTATTCTTAATGCGGTTTGCCTTATGACTTATGATACAGACGTTACCCTTCACGTATCCCAACTCAGGGATAATTCTGTCTAGTGAAGGAGAGGCATCGGATACTTTACCAGTCCAATCAAACTTACAACCAAACACTGGACAAACTTTAGGTAACCTTACATCTTCTAAATCTAAGTTAAAGGGTAAGTCTTTTTTCTTTGCCCTGTACTTACACGAAGACAATAAGTCTTTCTCAACTTTTTCTTTGGTTCTAAAACCTTTGTAACACCTATTCAATTTTTTAGTATGTTCTTTATACTTTATAGTTCTTGAGTTTCTTTTAGGTTTTTTACCTTGGTAATTTTCTTTAAGTTCTTCAGGTAATAAACTCTGTAAGTACTGCTTTCTTTCTTCTACTTGATCTGTGTTTGGCTCGACACCTCTGTCTAAAAATTTAGGAACACCACCCCAAGCTACAATCTTCTTTTCTCTATTTTGATAAACTCTCTTTAGGTATGAATAAGACATTTAACACTCCCTTTATTGCCGTTAGTGTATTTTACCATACCTATACCCCTTCGGTCAACCCCACCCCCTTTTTTACATGGGCAGAAAAATTGTGAGAAAATCTTTTGGTGTATTGTACATATAGATAGCCGTGTACCCACCCCCGCATCGACCCGCCCGTGTG